TGACGACTATCTTTCCTATGCCGTAGGACAATGGATGAGCAAGAACGAGCTCGCTGTTGAAGCAGGTATTAAGGCAGAGATGGGCGAGCAAGTTCTAACTGGTCTTAAGCAAGTTTTTGTCGAGAATTACATTGATATTCCCGACGAGAAAGTTGACCTAGTAGATGACCTACAAGGACAACTCAATAGTATGGAATCGAAACTCAACGAATCAATTGAAGAAAACGTCGGTTTGTCTAAGCAAGTCGGTGGCTATATTAAGAATGGGATTGTGACAGAAATTGCAGAGGGCTTAAGTCTCTCTCAGAAGGAGAAACTTGTTTCTCTCGCAGAAGCTGTTGAGTTTGTAAATGAAGAAGCTTTCAAAGCGAAGGTTTCTACACTACGTGAATCCTATTTCTCTACGAAGCCTGAGAAGACTACGGTCTCTGAGGATGTTGAAGTAGAGAACCGTCCAGAACCAACAAGTGCTATGGGAGCATATGCTGAAGCAATCAGCAGATGGTCTGGCAAATAATCCACATTCAATCCTAAAATTCGGAGTTAGTTAACAAAATGTTTAACGCAGAATCACTCCAGGAAAAGTGGAACCCTATTCTTGAGCATCAAGAGCTCGATCCTATTAAGGATAATTATAGAAAAGCGGTTACCTCCGTCCTCCTGGAAAACCAAGAAAAGTTTCTGAAAGAAGAGCGTGGTCTCGTAACTGAGGCAGCCCCTACTAATAGTTTGGGTGGCACAGGTTACTCTGGTGGTAGTACCGCTACAGGTCCTGTTGCTGGTTTCGACCCAGTTCTGATTTCACTTATCCGTCGTAGTATGCCTAAGCTGATTGCTTATGACATCTGCGGAGTACAACCGATGACAGGTCCTACTGGACTTATCTTCGCAATGCGCTCCACGAAGGGTACAAACAGAGATATCGCTAACAGCGGAGTTGAGACATTCTTCAACGAAGTTGATACAGAGCATTCATCTGAGAACAGTGCAGACGGACTTGCTTCCAACGACCAGACTGGATCTAACCCAGGACTGCTTGCTGATGGCGCAGGTAACTACACTATCGGTGGTCAGGGTATGACTACTGCTCAGTCTGAAGCATTAGGCGACGCAGCTAACAACCACTTCAACGAGATGGGATTCTCGATTGAAAAGGTTACTGTTACCGCTAAGTCACGTGCTTTGAAAGCTGAGTACAGTTTAGAGCTCGCTCAAGACTTGAAGGCAGTCCACGGACTAGATGCCGAGTCTGAGTTGGCAAACATTCTTTCAACGGAAGTTCTCGCTGAGATCAACCGTGAAGTTGTAAGAACTGTTTACAAAATCGCTCGCCCAGGCGCACAAAACAACACAGCTACTGCTGGTACTTTCGACCTTGACGTTGATAGTAATGGTAGGTGGTCAGTTGAAAAATTTAAGGGACTCCTATTCCAGATCGAAAGAGACATGAATGCCATCGGGCATGAAACTCGTCGTGGAAAGGGCAACATTCTCATCTGCTCTGCTGATGTAGCATCTGCTCTGTCTATGGCTGGCGTACTTGACTACTCTTCAGGTCTTGCTGGTGCAGTTAACCCACTAGGAAACGTAGATGACAACTCTTCTACTCTAGTTGGAACCCTCAACGGACGTATTAAGGTCTATGTTGACCCTTACTCTGCAAACGTAAGTGACAATCACTTCTATGTTTCTGGATACAAAGGATCTTCTGCCTATGATGCAGGTCTATTCTATTGTCCTTACGTGCCTCTCCAAATGGTCCGTGCCGTAGGTCAAGACACCTTCCAACCAAAAATTGGATTTAAGACTCGTTACGGAATGGTTGCAAACCCATTTGCTGAAGGTCTTACACAGGGTGTTGGCGCATTGACCGCTAATGCTAACCGTTATTACAGGCGTGTTAAGGTTACTAACCTGATGTAAATCAAGGTTACCATACCAAGATCAAAGGCACCTTCGGGTGCCTTTTTTATTGTCTGGTGGTATAATTAGTATACTGTGGTATAATACCAATGAACGGTAGGTTAGATAAGGTTGCTATGACAGCCAGGGTGCACCGAATGATGACAGGACTACATACTAAGCAGTGGTATCCCGAATGGAAACCAGAAGAAAGACAAGCCGCAAAGAGAATCCTCTTAAATGTCCTGGAGGTTCTAGACGAGTATCACACATAAGAAATGACTGAAGAACAAATCAAGAGATATACATATACGAAAAGTGAAGTAGACGACTTGATTGCTGCTGCCGTAGCAGAGGCGAGAGCGATAGATGAAGCGTCAATGCGTAAGCACAATAGAGATGCAACAGTGATAAGTATGATACTAGGTTTTATATGCCTAGCACTATTTGTAGATGGACTACTAAGAATTTTGGGTATCATCCCTCCATTTATGGACTTGGATGTGAATGTAATAGATGATATAATAGAGAAAGTAGAGAGCGATGTAATGCCTCTCATAGATAAAGCCCAACGATACATACCAAGACGATGATTTTTCTAATTTCTATAATGTCCTTCGCCAACTTTGTATTCTATCCTCTAGTGATAGGTACAATCGTTGCTGTGATCATTGAGCAGATATTTAGAGCAAGAGGAGATGCAGAGAACCCACAAGATATTAAGAGGGTTGCAATCTCCATGGGTGTCCGTAAATATCTCTATAGACAAGCGTGGATTTTTAATGTAATATGGTTTGTAGGATATTTTATATTGATGTTAACTATAGGTAGACAGCAACCAGCGCAAATGCCAGACATGCTCTGGCAAGGATAATGGTTGAAGAAATTGCTAGGTTAATACGACAGTGCTATATGTCACTGGACGGTATTAAACCAATGGAGTGTTCATGTCCTTGGATAGAAAGGGAAGGACTATGGATTAAGAATGAAATGTTCACTGCTGATGGTCTCCGTAAGATACACCTGGAGACATCAGAGGTGAGAGGATTAGATGTCCTGCATTGTGTATTCTTTCCAGACCCAACATATAATATACCTGTCTTTGGTGCTGATATAGTTGCTACCAAGACTGTTATCACTGCTGCTATTGTGGATATATCACCTATCTTTGGGTCAGACCATGTACATAAGGAGACTCAGAAGGTAGCAGATAAGTTTATCTTTAATGAACCACGTAAGGTACCTGAGTGGGGTGACATATTCTCACCACAGATAAAGTTTCAACGTATTAGGACAGCAGAGGAGACAGTTAAGTTTGCTGAAGTTGTGCTACAATACCTTATAATCTATAAGAGAGCAGTGGGACAGGCACGTTTCCCTTCACCACTACTAGCAGCACAGAGACGTGCTGATCAAATACATTACTCTACACAACAGAGGAAGAATAAGAAGACTATTGCTGCATTATCTTCATGGTTTGATAGAGATTGGGCGATGGATTATATAGATAATATACTATTCGACTTACCTAAATAAGACATGGAGAACATCGAAGAACTGTGGGAGACTGACGAGAAGGAACTTGCCAAAGTCCAAGAGGAAGGTGGTGATATTCTTTTTGAAGAGGCTCCTGTTATGAAATTGGAGTTTAAGGACTATAAAGGATGAAATTTATTGTGCAACCTTGGGGTACTGTAGAGGATGAGACTGGTAAAGTGATTTATCAGTCTAGTATTGATCAACAAGATGCGAGAGAAGTCCTACATCAAACAGTTAAAGAGAATGGATGGAGTATGGTAGAAGAATGGGAAATGGATGATGATAGTATCGAATTAACGGTAACCAAATGTCAATCTTAACAGTAATATTGTTTGCGAGTTGTAGTCTCTATCTTTTAGCGAACGCAATTCAATTGTTAATCAAGGCAGCAAACTTTACTGGTCAGAAATATGTTGAGAATGATCCAATACATCCTACACCACCAGAGGTAATAAGAAGACAAGTTACTAAACCAGTGCATCCAGAGATGGCGGATGTTAGACCAGGAGATGAGTTATTGGTAGTTAACTTTAAAAAGAATCAAGTGCGAGACCCCTGGTTGGATTCTCTACAAGACCGTGTGGATCAGTTAAATGATGATGATGGTGACGGTGATGTACCTGTCTTGCGCTAAATAGATAAGTGGAGACCTGCGTAACTAATGGCAACATTCAACAGTCAAATTGAAAATAGGAATTTCCTATCACCCATAGGATATAAACTTCTGTTGGCAAAATTTCCTAAGGTGTCTTACTTCTGTCAGTCTGCTAGCATACCTGCTATGACATTGGGTGAGCAGAGACAATCAACACCATTACGTTCCTTACCTTTAGAGGGTTTCATAGAGTATGACCCTTTCAATATATCATTCATTATTGATGAGGACTTAGAAAATTATATGATTCTCCATAACTGGATGAGGGGTCTAGGTACTCCTGACACTACCATGGAGAGATATAGGTTTAAGAAGAAGATGGCAGCAGATGTCATC